TCTTATCACCCTCTACTGTCATCATATTTGGGCATCCACAACCTTGGACTTTTGGGGTACTTGTAACTTCAGTACCGCCTATTGCCCATGCTTTTGCACTATATTCAACATCACTACTATTAGCATCATTTCTTACTGCATCTGTGGTTAAACTTGCCCAATTTTGTGCTTGTTTTGCTTGGTGTAAGGCACTATACCCTGTATTACTTAATGAATCATTTATTTGGGAATATTGTGCTTTAGTAGCCCATTGAAAGGCATCATCTGCATTAATAAATAATGTCCAGTATGAAGCATTTAATAATGGAGTGTTTGAGTTTGATGCTGTGTGTTGAACATTGACTATATATAAATTACCGTCTGTAAAACGGACAACATCTCTGACTTGGTAGGATGAACCTACAGCCCAATTCCCCTCATACGTTAATCCCGCAGGCCCAGCTGGGCCGGGTGTAGATACTGTAACTTGGTTCGCTGGCATTACATTAACTCCCTAACTAGATTTACTTTTCCTCTTAAAACTTTTTCATTTGTGGTTGCTTGAGATAACTCAAGATCATAAAATGCTTGATCAAAATTATATTCTGCTGTTGTTCCATGTCCTATATCAATCTCTATATTTGGTGCTATTTTGTAAAAAGATACTGTGGAGTCTGTTATTGTATCTCCTGCAACAGCGTTATATGTAAATGTAGTTGCTGTTGGGGTTGCTGTTACTTCCATTACTCCATTGTATTCTTGTGGGGCACCACCAGAAATATTTATGAAATCTCCTGCACTATATCCATGTTCACCTGTTCCTATTGTTACTGTAACTATTGTTTGTGATGAATCTATAGCAATTGTGCCTGTATATATTGTGCCGATTCCATTACCTAGTGTAATCTCTCCTGATGCAGTAGTCAAACTATCTATAGGGGTAGTGTCAAGATAGGATTCCTTAATATTCATTGTTGCAGTATATCCACTGGATAAATCAAACACCAATCCAGCAGAGTCTTTATATGTTACAGACAAAGCGTAATCGCCACCTTGCTCTATTTCAATGTGATATACTCCTGCGCTCATTTAATCTTCCAATAATTTTATCCCTTTTTTGGTAATCCATTTATTTGGTTTCATTTTCTTCCTTTTTACTATCCCTGATCTTCCTCCCTCAAACCAATCTCCATATAATTTTTTTACATCAGCTAATGCCTTCTTGCCAAATTTCTTTTCATACGCCTTATCCCTTTCAGCCCTCTTTTTTGCACCACTAGCCTTCGCTTTAGCCTTTTCTTCCTTTATTCTTTTTTTTGAGGCCATATCCTTCTTCTTTTGTTTTTGTATAAATTTTGGATCAGCTTTACCGAAATACCCTTGATTTAAGTCTGGCCTATCTACCTTGTGCCTTGCATTTCCTGCAAGATTTGGGCCTGATCTAGTGGATTGCAGTGTTGCACTCCTTCCTCCACCTCCACCTGCACCACCTATTTTATCCCATATATCAGCACGAGTTTCAGTTCCCTTTAATTTATATTTGTTTATAAATTTAGCCATAGTTACTCCTTAGTATAAACCTTGTTTTTGGAGGAACCCCTTCTTCCTACTTTTTTCTCGTCTTCCACGATTCTTTTTTTCTGATTCAAAACCTACTATTTTACCTCCTATATGAGAGGCATCTAAACCATCTCCATTTCCGTATGTTCCCTTCTTACGGTTATACCTATTTAACTCTGCACGTTTTTTACGTTGAGAGGGTTTCTTGTTAAACTTTTTATCGTACTCAGCCTTTATATACATTAGTATAGCCCTCTTGAACCCAAGAGACCCTTTTTCTTATATTTTTTCTTTGCTAATTTTTTTGCCACGCTAGGTTTATTTGCATATAAGTATTTACGTTGTTTCTCTGATGCGAAAGGCATTAGCCCCCCATACTTTTCTTTTTCTTTTCAAAACTAGCTTTCATCTCCCTCTTTTTCTTTTCAAAACTAGATTCCTGTTCTTTCTTCTTTTTATCAAAAGCAGAGAGCATACCCTTCTTCTTTTTAGCAAAGTCAGACTTCATCTTCTTTCCAAAATCATCTGAGGATGCCCAGTCACCAAAACCTCTTTTTATCTGTTTCTGTATTCTGTTGTTATTTTCATTTTCAGCCGCTTCTTTCCGCTCTGGAACGTAACCCGGCCCTTTTTTTGACTTTTTCCAATATTCTGTTGTTGACTCTTTAACTTTAGGGGTAATAGTATTACCTTTTTTCCCATCATAAGATGTTGTAGTTCGTTTTACAGTTTTCTTTTTCTTAGGCTTTGCATCTAAGTATTCTCTTTTAATAATCTTTCCTGATTTATCTTGTATTTCTCTAACCGTTCCCTCTGCCGCTTTTTCTTTTACACCTTTACTAGTTTCTCCGTAATCATGTTTAAATTTCTCTGCTACATTAGTATATCTTATAGTCTCACGCCCTCCACCTTTAGTTTTTTTACTTTTGTGTGATTTAATTACAGATACTTTTTGATCATGTAATGGGTCTTTATAGGATTGTTTCCTAGCCCCCATAATTATTGGGTTTTTGCCACCTTGTTGTTGGTATGTGTATGTAGATTTTTTTCTACCATACTTACCAGCCTTTCTATCATCCTCCCATTTAATCTTTTGAGATTTACCTTCCATATTTTTAACAGTAGTAGGAGACATATATAAGGATCGTAATTCCTTGTCACTTTCTGGTATTTTTCTTATATCCCATTTCTTTTTTTTCATTATAAACTCCTAAATGATTTCATCACCAGAATATCCTGTAAACTTTTTACGCTTCTTTTTAGCCGCCTTACTTGGAGAGTCAAACCAGTCACCATAAAGTTTGTTCACTTGCTTTTTCTTTTTTTTCTTAACTTTGCTAGGTTTATTTGCATATTCTAAAGCCTCAGCCATACCAGTGGGTACAAGTGGTATGATAGAAGAACCAACCTTAAGTGCAGTCTTTCCAGCTTTCTTTATTGCCTTCTTTTTTGCATGGTCTGGATCAATTTTTCTTCGTCTTCTTCTAACATTTACTGTCATGTTACTCCTTTATAAACTACGGTTAACTACAAAGCCTGACTGATTGCGACCTTCTGATAATGCGCCAGAAGTTAGTCCTTCCATCATACTTGCTTGTTGAATATTTTCCAAGAACTTCTGTCTGTAAAAACCAGATTTTTCTACGTTACGTTGTTGGGATTCTTTTAGGTATGCTCTGTCTAATGCACCATATACTATGCCCTCATGCCAGTAAGCATTAACCTTTGGTGTTGAGGTGTCTGAAGATAATGAATTATCTAATGGTACTCCCCTTACCTTTAATTGATGAAATACCTTTGTGGTTGCATCTTTATCTCTATATAAATCTTTTGTCTCTTTTGGTAATGGAAATATTCTAAAAGTTGAAGCTGTCCTGTTATTGAACACAACTGCCTCAATAGGCCCATTCTGTTCTCTCCATCTTGGTGTATTATCTGTGGAGTTTACTACTGAAGTAAAAGCATTAGGGTGAAAACCCATCTCTGATTCTAACATAAAATGCCTGTAACCCCTTGAAGAAGCCGCCGCATTTAATTCTGATTCTGTGTATATACCTAGTTCCCTGCCATCTATACTGACTGAAACTATTTCTGCTATTGTGGAAGGTACAGTAAAATGTGGGCCGATTCTAAAGACATTAACACTAGAATCGGTAACACTACCTGCGGTAGTAACCTTGTAAGTTATGGTAGTGGTAGATGGTACAGAAACAATAAATGTCCCAATATATTGATTAGGAGCACCATCAGCAACGTAAATAGCATCCCCATCCGCATATCCATGTGCAGAGCCAAATGTTATAGTAGCTGTTTTATTATCAGTTGTAAGAGTGCCTGTCTTTGTGGCCTCTCCTATGTTTGTGGTAGAAGACCCATTAGTAGCATATCCCTCTACTTGTGGGTATCTTACCCTCCGTGTAAATTCATTTAAGGCATCATCTATATAATTATTTATTTCTCCATCACTCCAATGCCTATTTGCCGCATCCTGTAATGCAGTTTCAACACGTTCTCTTATTTGCTTTCGGTTCATTAATCTTGGTCAAGGTCAATAACCTCATGACGCTCTAATGCTCCATCTATATCTTCCTTTGTAATAGGGTCTGAGTCTGAGTCAAACTCTGCCCCTGCCTTTTGTCCAGTCTTAGGCCACTTAATTACTTGAAAATTAAATCTTCTATTAGACCTTGCTGTTAATCCTTGTGATAAATCTTTTTGGAAGTAAGAGGTTTCTACAGCATCATTCAGTATGTTCATGTGTTGGAGAGGTACTACTCTGTTTGTTCCTCTCGGTATAACTATTGTCCAGTCTCCATGTGTAACTGGAACTGGCCCCATTTCTGTGTTGTCCTTACCATAATCTATGTTTATTACGGCATGACCTTCTGGTACTGCATCCCCTTTTTTCCATTCTGAAGCCATTTTCATTCCATTAGGAAGAACTACAAATTTTCCTTCTCCTGCTGGAACATAGCCAGAATCTCGTTTTTGTTTTGGTAAACCTTCACTTGGTAATAAACCACCTGCTACGGACATAAATACTCCTTAATCTCCTAAAAGTTAAAGTGGGTGACTAAATGCCACCCACCTACTGAATTATACTATGACAAACTTGCTTGCTCCCAAACAATGTTAGGATCGAAACAATATTGTACCCACCAATGGAAGGCACCTGCTGTTTGAGCATCTCCAATTACAATAGTTCCAACTACAGGAGCTACTTTTTCTCCTGATGATGACCAAGATGCTGTTGTACTTGGTGCATAAGTGTAAGTTGCTGTACTTACTACTGTTGGAGGCTTGCCCATAATTTCTGCTCCTGCATTACCCTCTGGGCCGGAAACTCCTGCCGCTTCTAGGTTTACAGAAGTACAGTAAGCATCTGCATCAGCCGCCGCCGCTACATTTACCATTCCTGTATCGGACTGTAATGTACCTGCAATATTACCTATTGTAAATGTGTTTGAACCTGATGTAGTTGTTACAGGATCACTTACTGCTACTCCAAATCCACAGACTCTTGCATCTAGTGGAATAAATATCACACGCTGATATGTTGCCGCAGACCATGTAGAACCATCTGCAAAATTGACAAAATCAATCTTTGACATCTGTGGAGCATTAACTATATTAGTTCTAATACTATCCATAAATATCCTTAATTATGTTAAAGTGTTAAGCCCCTCCCATTAGAAGGGGCTATAAATTATGAGAGTTTAGTACAAGCTACTTCTAATCTGTACATCCACAAATCTTGTAGAATGACACAAGAGTAGAATGTATCCCATGCTACCGTACCACGCTGTCCTAGTGGATCGCCGGGGCCGGGCTTTGGCATAACAACTTTTGAGCGAAGTGAATCCATACCGCCTAATGTTGCACAACCAATAGCATCCTCTGCAATTATTAATACTGGGTAAACATCAATGTTAGAACCACCTGTGGATACACAGTTTGCTACACCGTTAGTGTCACCTGCATCCTTAAATGGAACTGCTTGAGTTGTTGTAATAAAACGTACTCCTTCTACACCACCAATTTCACCTTCTATTGCATCGCCTTGATCTGAATACTTCTCTACTGCAACAAAGTTGGGAAGAGCCTGTATATCCTGTCGTAAGTCAGGATGGCAGATTGCAACATATGATTCTCTGATTGGCTCAGTAGCAATACCGACAGATGCTTTTAATTTACTTCTTAGCTTTTTGGCATCGTTACTTTCTAGAGCACGGATAGCTGTTTGAATTGGGCCAAGTGTGGCATTAGCACCGGGGCTGTTAGCTGATGTAACTGCTCCTCCAATGTGCATATCAACATCTGAACGAGCAGATGCAGATGTTCCACAATACTTAACCTGTGTCCCTGCACGGAAGACTTTGTAAGAGAGAAAATCTATTGTCTCTCCAGCTTGAGTAGCTTGTCTTTCGCTTATGATTT